CCCAGAATCCTGCTTGCCAATTGGCAGGCCACATACCACGGGCGATTTCAATATCGCAACCGAACTTGATAGGCGGTTTAGGTTGAATGACAGCCTCACCGGGCAGACCGTGGCCTTGCCGCTACCAGTGTTCAGCCCGACGCAGTTCGGCGATTTCGCGACGCACTTTAGAACGGTTGGGCTGCTGTCATCGTTTGAGCTGCCTGCTGCGGTTTGGGTTGGCCGGGCAGTCCCGCCTACGCCAGTTCGATGGCGATATGCTTTGGCGCCGTCCTGGGCCCTGCTGCCAGGGAACCTGTGGCAGGTCACCGGGGTTCAGTTGCGAGCGGTTTGACCTGGCCCAGTGCCGCCGGCTACGTGCGGGGAAATGGCGCAGTGTCTACGGTGTAGGCCGTGATTCCACGGCAAACCCTGCCAAGTCGCAATTCATCGATATAACCGTGCAGGCCATGAGTAGAAGGTGGAACGACGCCAATTCTGCCGCCAGAGAAGTTCAAGCTACCCAGCAGTCCAGAGTCTCTGGCCATAATCAGATTGCCATTTGCAAAATAGTAATAAATCCATCCGGTACCATTAGCATTAAGCGCTCTGGTATATCGTAAAGCTAGCCAAGTATTGAGCGTGGCATTGACGTTGTAAGATTCGTATGCTTCGCCAACTTCATAGTGCATAAATATATTGTTTTCGCCAGAGTCCAAACCGATTTGCAGGTTTCCGGGTGAATTACCTAAGATTGTGTGTCGCCTTACATTGAGAAGCCTGACTCTTGCGTCAAGAGTAAATTCCCCATGTACCACCAGCCTGGAATCGATCGGCAGCTGTACTCCACTGGCTGGGCTGTCAATGTTTGGCTGGGTAAGTTTAAGCGAACTGCCGCCAAAAACACTTTGCTCGGTTGATATTTGAGCATTACCTATTGCGCTTAATGACAGGTTAAGCGGGCCTTCGTCTACAAATGTTTGAGATCCGTTGGCGCCATTAAATCCACAAAGCAATATGTTATCATCAAAATACGGATCTTCCCCAGTCGGAACCTTGACGTTTGCTGGGGTGGTTCGCAGCAGCAGAAACGCTGATTGTGCCGGCGTGCCAGTTGCCATGCCCGCTGCGGTAGTGGTGAGGCGCAGGGTGGCGGATGCCGAGGGGGTGCCTGCCGGCAGCGCCTTGGCGGCCGTGGTTCGGAGTCGCAGCGTTGCCGTAGCAGATGGGGTTGAGGATCGCCGAACCCTGACCCCCAGGAACCGAATCGACAGCCGGTAAAACTCGCTGCCAGCAACCGCACGAATGTCGTCCTGGGAGATCGGCTGGGCATAGGTCCACCGGTATCCCGCTGGGGTTAGCCCAGTGGCCAGGGTGGTTGAGGTGAACTGAAACGCCCGGCCCTCTTCGCCGTCCTGATGATCAACCACGCCACGGGCCTCGGCCTCGGTGATCCCCTCAAATGTCATGTCGAGCACGTCCCCGGTCGGCACCAGATCCGCTGTGCTGGTTGTTGTGCTGCCGTCATAGCCCGCTGTCAGTGTGGTAGGCACCGTGCCGGGAGTGATCTGGACGGTAGCGGGGCGGAGTGCCGGGAAGTTGGCCATTTCAGACGGGGCCTACAGGGCTCAGCGAACGGCTCTTCCATTCATAGCCCCATGTTTGCTGGACACTGCCGTTCACCAGATGCTGATACTCATTTCTGGCCCCTAGCGTACCGTCTGCGTTCACTATGCGAACGTAGGTAACCTGTTCGTTTGTTCCATCATCAACATATGCCGTTTGACCTGGTGAGATTGGAATATCAACCTGCTGGATATAGATGCCGTAGTTAGTCCATGGGGCAATTCCGATAAAGGTTAAAAGTAAAACATATTTTGTATAATTAACTGGGGGCTGGGGTGGCAGCGGGGGGTCTGCCGGGCCATCAGGAGTGCCAGGCCGGGACGGGATCCCAGGGGGCTCAACAGGGCCTGTGGGGGGCAGGGGAGCAGCAGGCCCGCCACCGCCCGCACCACCGCCACCGCTTCCGCCGGTGGCGCCGGCAGCACCACCGCCACCGCTTCGATAACCGTTCCCGAGGTACTCACCGGGGATTGGGCGCCGGCCAAAACGCCCGTAAGTCCACACTTCTTGCTCTGTCCACGACTCCTCGTCAGGGGCCGGGATGCTGCAGTCGGTGGCCCTACTGGGATCAGCGTCACAGTTGGGGGCAGAGTCGCCGGTGAGCAGGACTACATTCTGAACCGTCACCGCAGCAACATCCCGAGCAACCAGCGAGCGGTTCCGATCGTCAACCGGGCAGTGTTCGAGCTCCAGGGCCAACACCCCCTCGCGGCCGTGGGTGAGCTTGGTGATCCAGTAGTACTCCCGCAATGGCGCGTCGACCCCCTCGACGTCCTGGCGCTGCAGCTGCAGCGCAATCAACTCACCCTCCCCCAGGCTCGAATTCCAGTAGCCCGGCCGGATCTGCACCGTTGCCGAGTGGGTGATGTATCGCCGTTTGGCCTGGGCAAAACGCATTGCCCTGGCAACGTGCAGTTCATGGGTCGCAAACTGGTAGAGATCGTGCTCCTCCGCCAGCGCCGAGTCTGGCGTGTCGTCATATCTGGCCTCAGTGGTCCTGACCATCCGTGACAGGCCCTCTGCCCCCTGCTGCCGCCATGCCGCAATCGCCCGATATGGCCGCCTGGCTTCTGGGGCCACCAACTGCCAAATGTAGCTCCCGTCAACAGTCGCTTCGCTGTCGAATACCCATTGAGGGGTTAGAGGCTCGATATCGATGGCCCCTGATGGGGTGACGGGAAGCAACGGCCGCAGGCCGTAACGCCCTGCAATCTTGGTTTCCCGCACCATAAAATAAGGTCCGATCTTGCTCATCCAGTCGCTTATGCTGGTTGGCCCCGACAGCACCCCATTCCAGTAAAGCCCGTTGACGTCCATGAACCGGGCGGCTGCGGTCAGCGACTCCCGATCAATCTGAACCTTTGCCGTACGGCCATCGTTGTTCAGTAAGTATAAATAAAGGTCGGCTAAGTTGTTAGAACTGCCATAGGCATCGTCTAGCAGCCTAGTTGTTTCGACGCCATTGCGGATAAACAAATGGATCTGCCGCTTCCAGTGGCCACGATCCGGCAGGCCAACGCCATCGGCGTCAAAGCCGTTGAAATTTATAGCGCTGAAAGATACAGTCGTTAGATCTCTGTGTGTGCCAACCGTTCCGCATTGCGTTGGCGCCTGCACCTTATTGGCTATTAGCTGCGTGCCTGAATAGACGTCGACCAGGAAATTGCCGGGTGTCCAGGTGCCAGCGGTTTTTGGGTCATAGGACTGGCTGAACTGCCCAACCCTGCAGCGGCCCTGGAAGACTCCATTAACCGAAATCCCGCCAAGCTTTCCCTGGGAAACCACCAACCTCCATTTGACTGAGACGGCATTGGCGACGGGCTGGCCCTCCAGCAATGGAGTATCGAATCGGCAGGCAGTGGCCTTGGGGCTCACCAGCACACCCCCTATGGCGTCGTCTGAGGGGCTGCCGCAGCTATCACCTACGCGCCGACACCAGACGATTGGCGCCCGCTCCAACAAACTCATCGCCTGCTGGTTGCTATTCCAAGAGGATGATGGTTCGGTGCCATTGATTGCCGTTGGCCGCGCAGATCCCCCCAGGGCAACCTGGGCAGGCTTTGCCGTTGTGACGGAGCCGTATCCGCCGCTGCCCTTGCTAGAGCTTGAGAATGCCAGCATCAGGGGAAATCCAAAACGCAGGGCGTGCCGATAATCGGCTGCGTGAGAATGATTGGCGGGATCGTAACGGCAACCGGAGGCGGTGAGCTGGTGCCCGTAATTGAGATCTGAGTCAGGGTGCCAGTGGCGGAGATGCTCCCCAGGAGAACCGAAGCGATGAAAGACAGGCCACCTGTCACAACCTCATATTGGCGCAGCTCAATAAACCATTGGGCTGCATTGGCTTTCAGGGCCAGGGCCATTACAGCAGGGGAATAGGCGCAGTTGATCGTGACCGAAGGGGTCTGCATCCCAGAATCAAAGCCGGGGCAGGAGAACTCCTGAAACTCCCATTTCTGTAGCCCGTCACCATCGCCGGCATCCCACGATGAAAACGGCAGATTGTTGACCCCATCCAGTCGGTGCCAGCGGGCCTGGGCGTTGCCGCCGGGGTCCATCCATTTCAGGGTCTGGGTGTAGACGTGGGGGCCGTAGTCGGGCATCAGGCCATCCCCAGAGCCTGGCGATATGGATATGTCTGCAGTTGCTCCCAGAACTCGCCAACCGCGTCAGCAGCAACGGCCTGGGCATCCTCAATCTTGATCCACTGCGAGCCGTCGGGCTGCTGGATCACCGGGCCGGTTTGCAGGGTGATCACCGGGGCGAAGGTGCCGCCGCTGGCGACGGTGCCACCCTGGCGGATGCCAAGGCCCTGATCCCCCATCTGCGCCTGGATGAACTGCGGAACTTTCCGCTGAGGCACGATGTATTCAGGGCCCGCCTCGCCGGCCACGATCAGCGTTGGCCGATCTACCCGGCCGCCTACGGCAAACTGCGGCACCTCGACGGGCTGAATCATCCCCAGCTGCGGGCCACGCACGGCGGCGCTTACTGAATTGGCCGCCTGAATGAGCCGGTTGATCTGATCAATGAAGGCATTTACTGCCCGTCCAGCCAACGACAACGCCCCATTGATCACCCCCCGCACCGTGCCAACGATGGATTCCCAGGCATCGGTGACGGGTTGCACCAAGCCCACGGCATAGTCCCGCATCGAATCCATGGCGCTGTTCCAGGTCTGCCCCAGGCGGGCAATCAGGCCATTCTCTGGGCCGATGATCGTGTCAATGAAGGCGGTCCAGTTCTCGGTGATGTTCGGCAGGATGTTGCCGACGTAGCTGCTGATGCCGTCCATCATCAGGTTCCAGCCACCGCCGATCATTGCGATGAACCCGGTAGTGGGGTTGGCGATCAGATCGAACAGCCCCCGGAAAGCATCGGCAATCTGGTCACGGAAACTGAAGATCACGACGGCCGCGGCGACGGCGGCCGCGCCGATCAAGACAGGGGCGGAAACAAACCCGGCGACCAGGGCGGCTAGGCCTGTTGCTACTGGCACAATGGCCCCAGCGATGCCGGCCAAGGTGGCGCCAATGCCAAGGCCAGCAAAGGCGCCGAGCACCGTGACCACGCTGGTGATGATGGGGGCCAGCACGGTCAGGCCAACCGCCACCAGCGCCAGGCCACCAACCACCGCCTGGATCGGGGTCGGCAACGCCGTAAACCCATCGACCAGCGCCGTCAGCGCCGTAGCGGTTGCGTCCAGCGCAGGCAGCAACGCCACCGTGATTCCAGCAGCCAGCCCCCCAACCTTCCCGCCAAGCATCGCCAACTTATCGTTATACTCATCTGCCTTTTTGGCGAATGCCGCTGTCATCTTTACGCTTAATGATTCAATGGCCTTGCCGCCTTCGTTGAGCATCGGGATCATATCGGCGCCTGACTTGCCAAACAGCTGCATCGCTAAAGCTGTTTTCTCTATGCCGTCTGGCATGGTCTTAAATTTGTTTGCTATTTCTAGCGTTACCTGATCCGCCGTTTTTAGCTTGCCAGCTGCATCGGTTGCGCTGATTCCAAGCGTTCGCAATGCTTCAGATGCTGGACCCTTGCCTGTCTGCGCAGTTTCATACAATCCCTTGGAAAGTTTGACAAGATTTTTAGCAACAGTGTCTAGCTCAATGCCGCTGGTGGCTGCCGCCTTTCTGAACCTGGCCAAGGATTCGACGCTGACGCCGGTCCGTTGGCTCATGTCATTCAGAGCATCGCCCAGCTCAATGGTCCTGCCGGCCATTGCAGCCAGCCCCCCGATGGTGGCGATAGGGGCCAGGGTGCCCAAAGCACCGCTCAGGGGGCCCAGCTTGCTGGTGAGGGATTGGGTGGCACCTTCTACCTGTTTGAAAGTTGAGCCCAGCTTGGCCACCTGCTCGGTGCCCACCACCTTGGCGGCAATCTTGAGGATCGCGTCAAAATTCACCGCCACTTAAACACCCCCCAGCAGAGACAAAAGTTCCCGCTCGATCACTCGCAAGTCGTCGAGCAGTGCCGCCACTACGCCACGGCCACGGCGAAGGCCTGCCACGGCAATCACCGCCGGGTAGTTGAGCCCGGTCCTGACCAGCACCGGGAGGCCTTCAGGGGTGTAGCGAGTGGCCCAGTTCCATTGCGTCCAGACCTCGCACCACAGCTCGAAAGCGGCCAGGTTTTCAGGCCATATCAGGCAGATGGGTTCGGCGGGCTTGGGGCGATCCTTGCGGACCTGGGGCACGTAGACAATGCCAAGTCCCTCAGCAGAGCGTCTCTGGCCGGCGTCCTCCTGCTCTCGGGTCTTGACCGGCGCCGCGTTCATTTGGCGAAACCATTCCTCTGCGATGGCTTGGAGGTTGGCTTTTTTCCTGTTTCAGGCCCGTTTAACGCTGTCCATGTATCAGTAATTGCCTGGGCCATTCCTGGGAATTCGATAACTTGCCTTTTTGAATCTTCATTGAACTCCCACGGCCTGCTGTCGTAAAGCATATCTTCACCCCATCCCTCTAATACACGATTGGCAATATGAACATAGTCAACCGATTGCACGCCTTGAGCAGCGCTGGGGGGCTCCCTGCCATCTTCAATCGCCAGCAGCACGGCCCGGTAATGCCTAATCGCTTCGTTTAGTTCCTGAATTTCTGTTTGCTCCATCCTGGCAAAATATGCCGTAAACGTTATGGTTTCCCGTGTTCCATCTTCCAGGGTAAGGTTATGCTTTACCTCTCCTTTGAAAGTGTCGCCTACTTTGAAAATGTCAAAAGCCATGGGAGGGAATTAAGGGTGAAAGATTGGGCTGAGGCTTGGCTGATCAAGTCTCAACGATAAACGGCTCTTGGTTGGCGTTATCGCCGAACCTGCCTTCCCAGGAAAAAGAAATATAAGGAAGGTCCTTGTTGTCCTCCAGGTCGCAGATGATCTGGATTCGGGGATGATTGAAGGTCATAATGTTGCCGGGGGTGGTGCCGATCGGTAGCGCCATTGCGCACAGGGTTGAGCTTTTGGAGATGCCGAACAGGTCGAGGGTGCCAATCGCTGGACGGGCAACCTTGGCTGTGCCTGTTATTTTGTAGCCAGTAAAGGCAAAATAAGGGACACACCCAAAATCATCAATTAACGTGATTACATTTTCTTTGGTATATGTATATTCCGTAAAGCACAGCGACACAGCAGACCCGCCAGCAGGAGTCAAAGTGGCAGTGCCAGGGGCGCCTGAGGATGAATCAAACACCACCGCGTCAACCTGCGGCGGCCAGGTTGCTACCGCCGGGTTTGCCTGCGTAACCGGATCCCGATACAACGCCACAAAATCTGCCATTGCCATCAGCGGCTGGCCAGCTTTGGCCTCGATCGTTAACTTGCTCACCCGCGCCCCCGCGCCTCTGTAGGTGACGCCATCCACCGACGTGCCCACTGAGTAGGTGGTAGCAGGCGGGGGCCAGACAGGCGCCCTGGTGATGCTGGTGCTTGTTACAACGGCCTTGCCCAGCCCTGCCGCCAGTGCGATCTTGTCAATCCCGCTGGCAGTGCCTGCGGTGCCGCTGCCAGCCCACTCAAACGGGACCGTAAAACTGGTTTTTTGCTCAGTCATCTGAGACGCTTGGGGAGTGCCAGGCCTGACGCCTAGCATTGTCCGATCAACCGCCGTGAAGTCCTGGACCTTTGGCACAAACTTGCCGCAGCGAATCGCATCCGCGCCGGCCAGGGTTTCAAGGGTCCCGCTTGTCCCTTCGGCTTTGATTGCGAAAATCAGGTCGTTGAATGCCATCGGTCTCGGTGTCAGTGGTGGGCAAAGCTGGGGCGGTCTGCTCGGGTGCTGGGGCCTCTACGGGATCAGCCGGGGACTCTTCATTCGTGATCGCCGCCGGGTCGCGGCGCCATTCGGTTTCGCCCGGGTCGCGGATGAATTCGCCAGGGATGCCGGGGGCTTGAGGTTCGGGGTCGCTCATTTGGCCACGGTCACGTCAGTTTGATCATGCAGAATGCTTGCATTGTAGTAGGCCCGCATTCCACACGCTTGAAGGTCAGGCTCCAGCAGCAAGCGGCGAACTGAAGTGACGCCGCCATTGCGGCACAGCCCGCCTAGGTTTCGGGGGTTCGCCATGATTCGGGCGTGAACAGCGACGTAGAAGGGATCTAACAGCCGCCAGTTAGCAGCATCGCCAGGGACGCGAGGCACAAAGATCTCGACAAAAAACGGCACATCAACCCGCACCCGACAGGTGTCAATGGCCTCGTCAGTGCCTGGGGCTTCGCCGCCCTGGTCAAGCGTGAGCACCACGCCATCATCTTTAGACGCCACCCTGGCGGCATCCAGGAACAAGGCCCCAACTCCAGGGATGTCGCTGTGCCCCTCGGCCGCTGTGCCCTGCAGCAAGGCGGCCACGGCGTCCATTACTCGGCAGGAGATCGAGAGGGTCATGGCCCCCCCTTGCCCCGGTCCTGCAATGCCACCCCTAGCGCCACGTTCGCCGCGCCGCTTAGCGCCGCCATTGCCTCAGACCTAGGCGCCCGGCACGCGTGGCCGCCGTGGTGGGCCAGGCAGGCGGCCCAGTCAGCGACACCAACGGCCGCGCCGGCTATCAGGCACACGCCAGCAAATAGCAGGCATGGACCTAGGTAGCGATTCATCCCCTCCCCCTCACCAACGCTGGTGGCATGATAGCGCCGGAGTCTTTTTGGTGGTGACCGCGATCAAGGAATCTATCCCAGATGCCCGGCATTGCGAATGTCAAAATAGCCCCTACCGTAGAGATTTGAATTACTCTTGCTTTTAAGTCTTCCACTGTCTTAGATAGTGTTTTGTGAGAATCCGCCAATTCCTTGTGGCTTTTGTTGCGTTCGCTCAAAAGCGTGGTAATTGTGATTAGGCTCCCTTCAACCCTAGCTATCTGAATAGCCAAAGCCGTGTGAGTAATTTGCTCAGATTCCGGCATTGCTCAGGCTGTTGTTGTGGTGTGATTATAGGCAAAGTTCAGGGCCGGGCTCAGGATTGATTGGCTGGCTTGGGGCATGCCTGGGAGCGTTAGAATGGGCCAGTCGGAATTGTGAGCGTCGGGCCGCTGAAAAGGGCAGATGGGGTGAAACATGCTCCATCAAGCCAGCCGGCAAGCCGGTACGTATTATTGTAGGCGCCAACACTGGCCGGGTTGCTGGACCCAAACGTAATTGGGCCCGTCGATGTCAGATTGTTGGTAAACGTAGTTTGACTGGTCCTGGTGCCATTCGCGTATATGCTGAGAATGCCTTGCTCCCGGACATACGCAACGTGGTTCATTGCGTTTAGCGGTACTGCGCCGGAGCCAAAAAAACCATTACTGTAAATCTGCAAATTCGTCCCGCCGTTATTGCCAGCTATAAAAACAATCCCGCTAGAATTTAGGTGATTGCCAATTTCCAGTAAAGTTGAAAAATTATTAAAAGCGGTCTGGCGTACAAACGTTTGAAACGTAAAATCGCCCGTTCCTATTGCAGGAAATTCATTTGACGACACTAAAAGATAGCTTCCCAGCGTGTTTGGGAAAGAGATTGAGCTGCCGCCATACTGAAACTGGGCAGTGCTAATGCTCGGAGCAGGAGAGCCGACAGCCGTGACTGTCCGGTTATACGGAGAGGAGTCAATAATAGGCGACTCGTCACCATTTAGCACTATCAAGTGCTGAGGCGCTTGGCTTGGGGGCCTTCGCCGATCTGCAACAACGGTCATTCGGTTACCCCCCACCCATGGCCCGCGTCTCCATTCCTTACGAAACCTCATTGACCCAGCCGGCAGAAAGGTCAAATGCCCGACCGGCTTTGATGTCTGCAATCAGGGCAGTCCTGCGCTCCACGTTGGCCATGCCAGCGTCCCTAATTTTTTGGCGGAAAACCAATAGCTCTTGCTGCGCTGGTGTCGCCTCATTATCTTTGTCGCGGGCGTCTGCATCCTCAAACAGTTCACGAATAAGGGGCTCTTGGTTGGCAGGGTAAAGGCGGGAGTTTGCCTGAGAAAAAGCGGATTCAACCTGGTCGATCAGCACGTCTTGCGGATGCGGTTTCACCTCCAGTGTTTCTTCCCATGTCCCCAATGGACCGCCAGGCTTGGGGCTGGCATAAGGAACCGGGCCCCAGGCTGCGACTTCAAAATGAGTGCGGTTGTCATATTCGCGGGGCTGGGAGGCAGTCTTCAAATACCAAACCAGTTCAGGGCGATCCTCGGGGAGGCCGAACAGGTTGGGCCATTCCGTGCCGGTTGCATTGGTGATAACCCCATCCCGCAACGGAACAAACAGGTCAACACCGTGGCCGTGCCTTGGGCCCGGATCGGTGTAGTAACGAATCCCTGTGTCGGGATTGGTGGCAATACTTGGAGCTGTCATCAGACTTGAGTGCGATTGAATAAGAAAAGAACAAACACGCCCGTAGCGCCCCCAAAGCCCAGGATGTCAAAGCCGACACGGGTGCCGGCAGTAATCCCCGTGGCTCCGGTTAGCAGCGAGGTCGCGTCCACAAGGCTGGCGCCAGCGGATAGGGTGGCGTTAGCCGTCAGCAGCGACGTTTTAACGCCTGCCGCTGTTCGGCGGTAAGCGTTAAAAGTTGCCGTGCCCGTACCAACAGAATCAATGTGACACCCGAAATATATGCCCGTAATTGCAAAAGTTCCGTTAGTAACAGCAACCGGTAATTCGTCATAATTGGTAGAGGCGGTTCCTGTTTCGCCTCTGTTTGTTGCCTTGAATATCATTCCGTCAGCGATGGATGACAGGCTGAAAGCACCGGACGCCAGCTGCAGTGGACTGGTGACGGCGATCTCTTCCACCGCCCCAACCCCAGCCGTACTGCGGCCTGCCAGGCGGTTGGTGGCCATGGTCAAACCACTGGAGCCGATCAAGCCCGCCAATGCCCGGTTGGCAATGTTGCCGACCACCTTCTGAAAGGCCTGCAGGATTGAGTCCGTCGCCGCAACCGTGCCGGCGCCTGCGGTAAACCCCGTCAGCGCTGCGCCGATCGCTCGGGCAGCGGTGAAGAACAAATTGCCCCCGGACTCCCCAAGGTCGCCGGTTCCCAGGGTGACCGCGCCGGTCTGGCCATTGATCGAACTGACGCCTGCGGTTGGCGTGGGCATCTGAACCCAATCGGCCAGCAAGGCGCCGTCATTGGCGACTATCACCCACTCGATGCCCTGGTCTGTTCTGATGCACCAGTCGCCACCCTGGCCCCGGAGAGCAAGCATGGCGGCCTGGCTGCCGACCTGGCCCAGGTACTGGACCAGGGCAATTGCCGGGATCTGGCTGGTTGCAACCACTCCCCCAATCAGGTCGGCCTTGCCGGCAAGGCCGGTGCTCAGTGCTGCTGGGGTTGCAAAGTCCCCCGTGGCGGCAGTGGCGGCGGTGCCCAGCTCAAGCCAGGATCGCCCGGCTGCGGCATTTGCCAACGTCAGCGCCGACCGGCCATAGGAGGTAGTGGTCAGCGCCGCAATGGCCGTCAGGTCGGCATCCAGGGGCTGATAGGTGAGGGCCCCGCTGGCGATCGTCAGGTAGCTGGAGAGCGTCGACGACAGCGCTGCCGGCTGGACTGCGGTGCTGGCCAGCGTGCCTTGCGCCGCAGTGGCCGCCCCAACATCGCCAGGGCCCAGGATGACGATGCCCGTTTGACCATTGACCGACTGCACCGGAGCCGCCGCCGCTGCCTCCTGCGGGGTTGTGTATGTCGGGTGAGGGTCTGCGGCAGCCGCGTGGTCAGCCACAGCAGCAGCAGCCGTTCCCGCAGGGTCGCCACCCAGCAGCGCCGCAACGGCCGACAGCGGCGCATCCCCCGTATTGATCGGCCCCGCCGTGCCAGTTCCCGTGCCTGCTCCAGTAGCTACAAAATAAGCGCCAACTGTATTTGACTCTGCCCCAATCGCCGTAAAAGAGGTATTACCTGCATTTATTATTTGATACGCCTGCCCAACAACAAACGAACCAGCCGTTACCGCCGCGCCGACGCGATCCAACACCAGGCGGTCGCTGCCTTGGACGGTGTCCAGGTTTGGCAGTTGGAAGATCGTGAGCGGTGTCTGGGTCATGGCTCGGTTAGAACGGCTGAGTTTGCAGCGAGCGGCCGGAGCCGGTAACCAGCAACTGACCGGAGCCGGTGCGGAGAAGGCGGGAGATTAGGGGGATGGATATGGCTGTGGTGCGGGCTAATGGAATCTTGCAAAACGCGCCATCATTAAAGGGCTGAGGCTGCATCTCGACTTTGTAAGTTTGGCCGTCTACCGTAATTGGGTTGCCATAACCTAATCCGCCAAATAAATCAGTTTTTGCAGTGAGCAAATAATCAATTACTGTAGCGCCTCCATCAAAAACAATCTCACTATTCAAGTCAAGATAGCCGAGACCTGTCACAGCCCCGGCTATCACGGGGACAGCGTCCATGTCCAGATCTAAAAAATCATCCAGATCGTCGAACGCCATCAGTCGGCCTTCTCCGGATCCTTGCCAGGCTTGGCCGCTGTGGCAGGAGGATCAATCACCGCAGCAGCCACCAGGGCGGCAGCCTCCTCAGCAGAAAGCCGAGGGACGCTGTCGCCGTTTTCGTAGCGGATCCCGTCGTGGTCAACGGGGCCGTTTGTGACGGTGTGGGCTGGCATGATCAGGCAACGACGTTTTGGAAGTAATAGCCAACATCAGAAGCGCAAACGATCTCGTTCACGCTCTCGCCCACGCGCACCCGCTGAGCGCCGCGCAGGCCCACCTTAGGCTCTGGGATGCTGCCACTTACCCTATTGCCATACTCGGCCGTATAGCCGAACGTGATTGCGTTGCCGCGAATGCTGGCAATTGGGTTGATATGCAGCAAGGCCATGTGCTTGCCCCACACCCTTGTCATGGTTGGGGTTTGGCCCGGCTTGGCAGTGTTGATCCAGCTCTCGCCAATCAGCAAACGATCAAGCTCCAACAGCTCGGCTACGGCCTGCACAGACGCCGGAGCGCCTTGTGCGTTACTGGTGCCACTGTTGCCGGCACTGGAAGGGGCCAGTGCGGCGGTGATCTTGGGGTGAACGCGCAACTTAGACCACGCCAGCCGGCCTAGTACGCCAGTATTGAACGGCATTAACATGCCGTCCCGGGCCGCCATGATCGCTGAATAAGGGTCAGAGTTGGCGTAGTCCGACCACTGCGAACTACCGCTTAGGGTTGTGCGGTTGGCGGAAGGGTAGGTCGCTGAATTGAAATACAAATCAGCGACACGCTTTTCGCGATCCAGGGCAACCAGTTCGGCAATACCTTCAACGGCACGGCCTACAGGGTTTTCGCCGGGAGGAGCGTTTTCAAGGTCGTCATTTGGCACCAAGTCATCAAGGCCGTAGTCTTTGACAAAACCTGCCACTTCAGTGCTGCCAAACTGCACCACGTTGGGAACACCTTTGCGCCCAACTGTGGTATCAGGAACCGTAAACATTTCGTCGCGGTTGTACTGATTCCACTTAAACTCGCGTTTGCCAACTCGCACGCGAGGGGACACTTCGTCAGCAATGTAAGCTCTGTTGGTGTGCGCAAGCGCAATCGCTGTGTACTCTGGCTGAATCGGAAAAGGAAAGTTCTGATAGGACATTGGATCAATACCTCAGGAAGTGGTAAGTCAACCCTGGAAAGATCCAAGGGAAATAAGCATCGGGCCCTTGTCGCCAGAGACGGCAGAAACAAGGGCAACACCGCCGGTACGGACATTGGCGCCGGCAGATGCCGTAGCAGCAATTGCCCGGCCCACGGAATCACTCATCAGCAAAGCGCCGCGAGTGACGGTGCCGCCATATTCAATAGTGGCGCTTTCGGTCAGAATGTTGTCCAGTCGTTCACCAGACGCGCAGCCAACATCATCAGAAACGGCAAAGATGAAATCGCTACCAGCGGCGCCTTGAAGCACCGTGCGGTCATCAGCGCCAAACTTGATAAATCGATTGGGGGCAATCGCGGCTCCGGCGACAAAAGCCTTAGTCAGTCCTTGGTTGCTCATCGAAAGGGCCTCAGGGTTGGGTTAATTCGCGCCGGGCCTGGGCCACGGCGGCTGTGGCGGTAAGGATCCGACCGTCGGCCTTGGCTTTGGCAACCAGATCTTTGGCCCTGTCGGCCATTTCCTGAGCGGTCGGTTCAACCTTTTGGGGTTCCTTCGCCTCGCTCAAGGCATCAGGGGCGGCTGCGTAAGCAACTGCAGGAGCGGCGTCTACCATGCGCACCGCAGCTCGGCTGGCAAGGTTGCTTTTTTCGGCGGCCAACACGGCGTCAGCAGCTTCTGGGCCAGTAGTCTTGCCATCAGCAGCCAGGCGATCGATCAGGGCCTCATGGCCTGGCAGCGACCGGGCACGAACAGCAGCAATCCGCTGCCGCTCAGACTCGGCGCCTTCGGCCTTGAGTGAAGCAACGACCTCAGGGTTGGCCGCCAGCCATTCGGCTGTGGTTTGGGCAGTGAGCTGGTTTTCATCCATGGCAGATTGGGCGGGGGATCGGAGAACGGGAGCAGAGCGCCTGCCAGAGGAAGCGCCAGGGGTTGCGGTGAGCTGAGCTATCAGCATGTCCAGGCTACTGATTTGGTCCGCGAGGCCCGCATCAATCGCCTGTTGGCCAATGAACATTCGCCCATCGGCCATGTCACTGAGCACCTTGTCAACCGATACCCCACGGTCGACGGCCTGATCATTGACAAACAGCGAATACAGATAGTCTACTTGATCCTGAATCATTTGTTCGCCAGTCTCCGTCAGCGGGCCATACTGCGACGCAGCCCGCTTGAACTTGCCGGCCACGATCTCGGTGGTCTTCACTCCCAGCGCTTGCTCTCGCTGGCTTATGTCTTGGTGCGTTGCAACAACACCAATCGATCCAACCTGAGCAGTTCCAGAGGCAAGCACCACCAATCCCGTAGCGGAGCCAATCCAAACCCCGGCGCTGGCCATCAAGTCTTGAACCATGGTTGCCATGGGCTTTGTGCCCCGCGCAGCTCGCACAGCTGCGGCGGCCGACTGCGTTCCCGCTACGGTCCCCCCTGGGGTGTCGGCCAGCAGGATGATCGCCTTGACGGTGGGGTCTGCTGCTGCTGTCTGAACATCACGGGCAAACAGCTCGGTGCTGGTGCCGCCTGACATGTTGGTCATCAGGTTCATACGCTGCGCCAGTACGCCATGCAGCGGGATCAATGCCGCGCCGTTGCGCACCTCGTAGCCCTGTTGCTGATCAGCCCCCAGGGGGCGCCCGATCCTGGCCTCAATCGCTGCGATGTCCAGCTCTTCGCCACGGCTGCGGGCGGCATAGATTGCCTGGATCTCCTCCAGTCGATTGGGCAGGATCGCCCATGGTGCATTTAGGACATCGAGAACCGTCATGGGCTAATTCTAGTCGGTGGTTTCGTTGGGGTCAGGGGGCGGCACAGCGATGGCAGCAGGAGTGCCAGCAGGGGGCTCCTCCAGGCCATCTCGGAATCGAGCCGCCATTTCCTTGGCGCTTTGCCGGTGCTTGGTTTCCCAGTCACCACCGTCGTAAGCAACCACCTCATCGGCGTGGGTGGTCAGGCCAATTTCCATGCGCTTCCCTGCCGCCATGGCTTCTTTCAGTGGATCAAGGGCCCCAGGGCCATCGCCACACCAGCTCGTCTGGCTCCAGGCGTACCGGATGAACGGGTCAGCAAAGAACCCTGGCGCCTGGATGATGCCCAGGGCCACGGCATCTGCCAGCCACTCCTCATAGATGGGCTGGCAAATATCCTGAGCCAGCCACGCTCGCTTGATCTGCCAGGTTCGCCACGCATCCATCAGAGCCGCACGGCTGGCGGAATAGCTGGCGTTGAAGGCCTTAGATAGCACCTCTTTGGGGATCCCCAGGCCAATGCTGCAGATGTTGAGCATCGCCCCAAAGAACGGGTCGAAATTGGGGTTTGGCCGTCCTGGTGTTGGGCTGATGATGCTCTCGCCGGGCATCAAGTTGACGGCTCGGCCGCTTTCGATCGTCCCGTCCCAATTAGCAGCAGCCAGCATCTTCGCCCGCTCGGCATCGCTGAAAATGCTCTGATCTGCAAATGTCTCCCCGTCCATCTGCAGGAACAACGCCAGCGCTGCGGAGTTCACTGCAGCATCCACCTCTGCGTCGGTGTACCGGGTGAGCTGCTTGATTGTCGCAATGATCGGCGCCAGGATCGGCAGGCCACGGGTCTGGCCCGGCCGCTTCATTTCCTTTAGATGCAGAACGTTGCGGCGGCCGGATTCCTGCCCGGTGTACGGGATGCGCTCCCATGTGTTGGCAGATCGAGCAATGATCCGGCCAGGGTGATGCTTTGCGACCCAAATGGCAACGGGTTCGCCGTCTTCATCGCGCTCAACGCCGTCGATCATGGTGGCCGTATTCATGCGGCCGTTTTCATTCGAGACTCGATCGGCCTCCACGATCTGCACCGTCAGCCGAAACGGCCAACCGTTTCGACCTTTGTCGCCCAGTATTGCAAAAACATCACCGCTCGAATCATGCGACCGCAGCAGTAGTTGCTGTTGCTTGTAGAAGCAAAGCTCCCCGTGCCGATCGGCATACCGTGATTTTGCCCACATCCCAAACCGGCGCTCCGTCAGGCTTTGCCACTCGCTGGCCTGCTGTTCGGTCATGCCCAGTTCCTTGGCATCAATCAAGCTCTGAAGCTTGAGACCGGTTCCGACAATGTGCGAAACCCTGGTCTCGATCGCTCCAGCAGCTACCGGGGCGGTGCGTTCCAGGTCCCGCGAAAATGCCCGCAGGTCCGACAGCTCGTATTCGGCCTGGCCGTCAGCGTCAAGCAGCTGGGGGCGCCAGTTGGAGAATCGAGGCGACCGCGCCATCTGGCTTGCACCGGTCATGCCACCAAATGCCATCATCCCGCCAAAGCCCAGGCGGTCAACCGCAGCCAGCGGCGATGCAGCAGGCATTGCCTGGGGCTTGGGCTTCTTGTCGCGTCGCTTTGCCATCAGAAGTTGGGGCGCAAAGTTCGCCCTCGGCCGCGCCCAATGGCCTGGCCGCTCAAGTCCTTAACCCTGCTGTCCCATATCTTGATCCCTGCCTGAATTTCCGCCAGGTCTGCACGCTTAAGCATTCGATCACCGATCTTTTTTTCCTGGCCACTCAACACCTTGACCTCTGCATCAAGGTAATCATTAAGCCGCGCAGTGGCGATAGCGAGCGTAATTCCTGCCATGGCTAGCATCATACTCAACCAAAGCGCCCGCCAGTGCCGAACCTGGTGGCGGCTGCGCTTACAGCCCCTGCCACCTGCACCCCCAACGCACGCTCCAGCTGGGTCCACATGGTGCCCTTGGCGTAGCGGCGAGAAACCAGCAGCATCGCGGCATAGGCCATCCGGGTGCAGTCTCCCCCTTCGTCACGGGATCCCACCGGGCAGATCCATTTGTACTCGGTGCGGGCCCGCGTCTTCGGCACCCACTTCCAGGGGAACAGCTCGCGCAAGAACTCATCTCGAGACGCGGCGCCGAAGTGCAGGTACCTTGGGCCTGGTTGCTCAACGCGCAACATCGCCTTGAGCATGTTGACGCTGGCCTCATAGCCGGTGGTGTAGACCATCCCGCCGCGTTTGGTCACGCTCTGGTTTTTGCGGTTGACCTCCGTCGGCTTGCCCTTCTGGATGATCGGCAACCCCTTGGTGCCTGACCCCTTCATCGCCACCCATCGACCGGGCCGGGCCTTGCAGAAATCCTCAACCTGCTTGCTGGCCAGGCCGCCATGGTCAATGCCGCCCAGGTTCACCTTCATGGTTCCCCCGCCTTGCCTGGCCCAGGCCTTCTCGCTCATTCGGTCCAGCTGCTCCCAGACCTCCGGCTGCTGGGGATCCCCCTCAATCTCGAAGTGCGCAATGTGCCAGCCTTCTTCGCCAACACCCCAGCCCCAGATTGTGTAAACCAGCCGCTCGCCAAGGCTGCCGCCACCGCCCTGCACATCCACCCCATCGGTCAGCAGCAGGACGCCGATCGGGATGTCCCACTTTTCATCATCCCAGGGATACCCATTCCCAAATCCAATGTTTTTGCGGCGCTCGGCCAGGCCATCGCCGGTAAGTTTGCTGGTAATTGAGTCCTCCCACGGCACCCCTAGGTCTGTGTTATGGAAGGTTTGCATGGGGGCCACGTTGCCCAGCTTCATCTGCTCAAGCGCCGTCCGGTGGCGGCTCACAAGCTCGGGCCACATGGCCGCCCGGTGGTAGCTCATGCCGGGGCCAACCTGCTGTGATCGCCAGATCGGCACACCGTTACGCAGCACCTGCTTGCTGCGATCCAAGCCCAAGGGGCAAGCCCAGCCGGCGGCCCTATCCATCGCCCGAAGGTGCTTGTAATCGATCGGCGT